GCTTGGTCAAAAGCGGTATCCCGCCGCTGGCATAGATTCGTTCTTTGGCGTCTTTTGCGACTGCCTTCCGCCAAGAATCCTCGTTGACGACCTCGATGCGGGCAACGTCGCCCAGGATCATGGCGTGCGCCGCCGATCCCACGTCGAATTTGCCTTCTCTCTGTTCTTCGTAGTCGGGATTGAGGCGCGGGTGGGCCATCCAGGCGTGCTGCGGCGACTGGCTGCTGATAATTTTCAACAACGAACTGCTCGCGCTGGGTGTCTTGCACGGGTCCGCGTGGTAATCCGCCTCGTCGATGCGGTGGACGCCTGGTTCAAGGTCGTGGGTCATCGTGGGTACACCTCTTTTATAAACATGAGTGCGACCACAAAGGCCGCGAGGAAAACGCCAAACTTTAGCGTCTGATAAATGACGGGGTGGCGCCGCCGAAAGCGTCGCACCCGGCGCTGAGTGTAAGTGCTTGCCATGATTTTCAGGTCCCTATTGGCGTTTGCGTTCGGTGCAATCATAGACTGGCTTGCGAGTAACGCAATAGCAAACCGCGCAACATTATTTCGTTTTTCGGGGTAGGCGAATTTACAGGTTGCGCTCACTGCAACAGCGCGGTTAGGGTTGCCACCATGAAAAACCCACTGAGAAAGTACCTTGATCTCCACGGCCTTGCCGCCAACAATTTCGCTAAAGAATCCGGGTTATCCATCTTTCAGGTTAGCCGCCTCGTGAATGACAAGTGCTCGCCGACGATTGAAGTGCTCCACACCCTTCGCAAAGCAACAAACGGCGAAGTGCGTCCCGACGACTGGGTAAACTGGGTTTTCCGCTAATGTGCGCGCACGAGCACGCCAGGATCAGCGTCTCGAAAATCGTGTCCGAGAAAATCCCAGGCATGTTCGTGTTCCGACTGCAAGCGATTTGCGCGGAGTGCCAAATCCCATTTGAATTCCTCGGCCCGATGGACGGGTCGCCGTTTGAGCCGCTGGTTCGCGGGGACCTGGAAGCCATGGCCATTGAATGTCCCGCCGTCGTGCGTGGGACTAAAGAGCCAACTCTGATTATCCCGGAATCGGATGGCGGCGAACCGCCGCTGCAAAACTAGGAGCGAAACCCCTATGCCTGACACCGAAACCCCTGCTGCCGCCGGTGACAACTCCGCTGCCTCTCACGACATCATGCGCGAATGTCAGGCCGCCTTTGACATTATCGACGAGGCGCGGTCCAGACTGAACGACGACGCATCCAAACAGCGCAAGCGGTTACGCGACGCCGGAATCTCTCTGCCGGAATTCCAGATGGCACGGCGGTGGGCCGACGAAGAAATCGAAGAAGAAGACCGCACCACCTATTTCGACAATCTCCGCGAATACATGGGCGCCCTGGGCGTCAAGCAACAGGGCTCCCTGTTCGGCAACACCAAGGCGGGCAAAGAGGGCGATGATCCCCGGCCCGATTTCCTGAAAAACAAACCCGCTGAGAAGGCCGACGCCTAGCGATGATCGTACTGGCATTGGATTTAGCTAGTCGGACAGGCTGGGCAGTCGGCGGTGGCGGTATGCCCAAAACCGGCGTCTACAATCTGTCCGGTGGGAGCCGTGGCCATGGGTTTCTGGGATTCAACAACTGGCTCTACGGGAAAATCGACCGCACCGGGGCTGAACTGATTGCCTACGAAAAGCCGTTATTCTCTCTCGGCAAACAAGGAATTCGCGCCGACGTCGGAATGAAACTGATCGGCCTGGCGGCTATGGCCGAAATGATTGGGGCCGCGCGCGGTATCCCCGTCGTCGTCGTCGCCGTCCAACCCGTGCGTAAGGCGTTCCTGGGTCACGGCAGACCAGCGAACCCCAAACAAGCGGTCCTGGACCGGTGCAAGTTGCTCGGCTGGGAAACGGGCGGCGACGATAACCGAGGGGACGCAGCGGCTCTTTGGTTCTGGGCCAAGGCGACACACGATCCGAAATTCAACATCGAGACAGGCAACCCCGTGTTCGCGGGAACCTGATAGCTGTGTGCCATGTGGCACCGAACCGGAGGGACAACGATGAACGATGAACCACGCGACCCACACGCCGGACTCTCTAATCGAGAGGTTGCCAAACTTGAGGGCAGGGCCGCTCCCGAAGATGCGAAGCCCGCCGCCACCAAGAAGGCCACCAATCCGTTTGGCGGGAAGAAGAAGGCCAAGAAAAAGAAGTAGTTTCGCGCTCGCGCAAACCGGGCGCGGGAACGGGGCGGCGGCCTTTTTCTACGGGGGACGTCGCCCCACCTGGGAGGAGTTGGAATGAAGAAAAAATACGGGTACTGCCGCGCGCACGACGGCGAAGCGGATAGTATTTACACCGCTGTCCGTGTGCTTCGGCTGCGCGGGCATCAGGTCTGGCGGGTAAAGACCGCGTCGGCCAAACACCCTCGCCACCGGGTCGGCGCTCGGACTCTCATTGGCCCCGAGTTGCTGCTGATGGCGTTTGGGCCTTTTGCCTCGACCGAGGCGTCCAGGGCCGAGGCCCTGCGCCAAGCGATGAACCCCGCTTGATCCCATGATTGCATACATTCTCGCGATAGCGGTGTGTGCCGCATGTCCATCCCTGGACGAAGGGGACTGGACCCGTTTGTCGATTACAGTTCGCACGATGGAAATTTGCCGTCGCGTCGAAACGGCGTGTCGGACGGTGCGGATATGAAGTATGGGGCAATCCTTGCGGACCCGCCGTGGTCGTTCAAAGCGTACAGCGGCCCCCGCGTGGCCCAGCGTAGCGAGCATCAGCATTATGGCGTTGTTGACGCCGCCGGGTTGGTGGGCCTGGGGCCTACGGACGCTGCCGACAACTGCGCGCTGTTCATGTGGGTGGTGGATTCACACTTAGACCAAGGCATTGACCTTATCCGCGCCTGGGGGTTTGAGTTCAAAACTATCGCCTTTGTCTGGGTAAAGACCTGCAAAGACGGAGTGACACCACGGATGGGGATGGGTTTGTGGACCCGTAAGCAGTCCGAGGTCTGCCTGATGGGCACCCGAGGCAAGGTGAGACGCAACGGCAAGGGCGTTCGGCAAGTCATCATGGCCCCGCGCAGGGAACATTCACGCAAACCCGACGAGGCGTATGCCCGGATCGAAACCCTGGTTGACGGCCCATATCTGGAAATGTTCGCCCGCCAGCGACGTCCCGGGTGGGACGCTTGGGGCGACGAGGTTGGCACCTTCCGATGAAATATCTGTCCGTCTGCTCTGGTATCGAAGCGGCTACGATGGCTTGGCAACCGCTTGGCTGGGAACCCGTCGCGTATGCTGAAATTGACAAATTCCCGTCGACCGTCCTGGCGCACCATTACCCGGACGTCCCGAACTGGGGCGACATAACAAAATTCAAGGAATGGCCAGATGCAGATTTCAATGTTCTCGTCGGAGGAACCCCGTGCCAATCCTTCTCGGTCGCGGGACTTCGCAAAGGCATGGCTGACCCACGGGGGAACCTCGCCCTCACCTATCTTGCCATTACTGACCGCTATCGCCCCGAGTGGGTGGTCTGGGAGAACGTCCCCGGCGTCTTGTCATCAAACAAAGGACGGGACTTTGGCTCCTTCCTCGGGGGGCTGGGGGAGCTCGGGTATGGGTTCTCCTACCGAGTGCTTGACGCTCAATACTTCGGCTTGGCCCAGCGACGCCGCCGTGTGTTCGTTGTCGGAAATCTTGGAGACTGGCGACGTTCCGCGGCGGTTCTTTTTGAGCCCGAAAGCCTGTCGAGGAATCCTGCGCCGCGCCGAAAAACGCGGGAAGACACTACCCACGGCGTTAGCCCAAGCATTGGAGCAAGCGGCCGGGGTTTCTCCCGCGCCGGGGAAACCAGAGGCCAAGACCCCGTAGTGGCTGTCGCCGGCCCCATGTCTGCCGCTGGTGGTACTGACAAAAAACATGGCCATGGCTGGGGCCAACAGGACTGGGAATCGGGGTACATAATTCCGACGGTCGAAGCCTTTGGCGGCAATAGGTCGTCGGGCCCACAGGAAATTGCGTCGGCGCTGAACGCCAACGACCGGCGACAATTCGAGACGGAAACATTCGTGACACACAGCCTGAGTGCCGACGGGTTCGATGCCAGCGAGGATGGGATCGGCCGCGGCACGCCGTTGGTGCCGGTCCCAATCCTGGAAGCCGGGGCGCGCACCGGCAAGTCGACCGATGACCCGCGTGCTGGTATTGGGATTGGCGACCCGGGCGACCCGATGTTTTCGCTCCAGGCTGGGAAGCAACACGCCATAGGGTTTTCGTCAAAGGACTCCGGGGGCGACGCAAGCGATGACATTGCACCGACCATGCGCGCCATGTCTGAGGATGGCGGCAACGCCAACGGTGGTGGGCAAATCGCGGTGGCGTTCGACACAACGCAAGTCACGAGCAAGGCCAACTACAGCAACCCCAAGCCGGGGGACCCGTCGCACCCGCTGACCGGGTCTGGCGACCCGCCCGCCATCGCCTTCAACGCCCGCATGGACCCGATTTCTGGTGACATACCCGGCCCCATCGACACGGACGGCGGCACCCAGGCGGTGGCCCTGCGCGGTCGTGACGGCGGGGCGACCGCTGAACTGTCGGATATTCCAAGCGCGCTCCGTGCGTCCACTGGCGGCGGCGATAAGGCCCATGTGCTGGCGGTCCAGGAAAGCCAGAGTGGCGTCCGGGTAGGTGACGCCCACCCGACGCTGGACGGCAACAACGGGTCCCGGCGCCACAACGGCGTTCTGTCCGACATGGCAGTCCGGCGGCTGACCCCGCGCGAGTGTGAACGGCTGCAAGGATTCCCCGATGATTACACCCTGGTCCCATACCGCCACGGAAAACTGGCGGCTGACGGCCCGCGCTACAAGGCCCTGGGCAACTCGATGGCTGTGCCGGTGATGCACTGGATCGGCAAACAGATTGCAATGGTGGAAAGCCTGTGACCCCGCGCGCTAAAATTTACACCTTCGCCAAGGGGCAAGCGGTCGATGGCGGCGTGACTACGTCCGAGGTTGCCGACCGCTTCGGTTGGCGGCGGCGGTGGGTGTCGGCGACGATGGGGCAGATGACGATTCGCACCTTTGACCGGCTGATTAGGGTCGACATCCAGGGCAGGGCGCATGTGTACGTCCGGGACGACGAGGCGCATCTGTATGGCTGACGAACCCCCACCCCTGGACGACGACGGCCTCGGTGACGGCCCCCGGGCGCTGCCCAGCAACATCGAGGCGGAGCAAGCCCTGATCGGCGCTGTCCTGGTCAACAACGATGTGGCGGACAAGGTGGCCTCGTTCCTGGAAGCCAAGCATTTTTTCGAGCCGGTGCATGGGCGGATATACGGTGCCGCCATGGCCCAAGTCGACAAGGGGCGTAAGGTTACGCCAGTGACGCTGAACGCCTATTTTGAAATGGACGATGCCCTGGCCGACGTTGGCGGCTCTGCGTACTTGGCCAAGCTGATGGGCGCTGCCGTCACGGTCGACCACGCGGAGGATTACGGTCGAGAAATCCTGGCGGCGTATGGCCGGCGCGAGGTAATCCTGCGGTGTGACGCTATCGTCGAAATGGCGTGGGCCCCCAAGGTCGACGACACGGCGGACCTGTACGTCACGGCGCTGAATGAGGTTGTCGACGATTTGTCGGCGGAAGCCGTGGGCGACGCCATGGTGTCGATGGGCGACGCGGTGGACGCTGCGGCCCAGAACGCGGAGGAAGCCGCCAAGCATGGGCGGATCATCGGTGCGACCACCGGTATGGCGTGCCTTGACCGGGCGATAGGCGGGTTCGAACCAGGGAATTTCGTGGTGGTTGCCGGCGCGACGTCGATGGGCAAAACCCAACTGGCCATGGTGTTGGCGCACAATGCCGCCACCGACGCAAAGGACCCCCGCCCGACCTGTTATTTCTCGTTGGAAATGACCTACGACCAACTCGGGGCCCGCCAATTAGCACGGTCGTCGGGGATAGATTTGAAGCGGATCAGGACCGGCCAGGTCACGACCGACGACAATATGTACGAGACCGTGAAGTTGGCTCAAAATATTCCGGTGTGGATTGATGACACGTCCGACCTGACGGTGGCGCAAATGTACGCCAGATGCCGCAAGATGCGGCGGGAGCACGGCCTGGGCCTGGTCGTCGTCGATTTCATTCAACTGATAAAGCCGGGAAAAATATATAGAGGGAACAAAACGGCGGAGGTCGGGCAGATAGCCAAGGACCTCAAGAATCTAGCCAAGGATCTGGCGGTCCCGGTCGTGGCCGCGTCGCAACTGCGGCGCCCGGACCAAAGCCGCAAGGACATGCGGCCGACCATGTCGGACCTGAAGGAATCCGGGGACATTGAGAACGCGGCGGACATTATCCTACTGTTGTACCGGCACCACTATTTCCACCCGGAACGCCCGGCTGATGCCGAAGAGGGTTTTTTGTGGGAAAAGCATATCGACCGCATGGAGGTAATCGTGGCGAAACAAAGGCAAGGCGCGCGGGGCCTGACCGTGCCTCTGTATTACCAGGAAACGACGGGGCGGATCACCGACCCTGACCACAAGGACGGCCAGCAGAATTTGGAGGCCCTTTAATGTACGGACGGTGTAGGAGGTGCGATGGCGCAAGCCTACGCGGCGGGGAATACTGCCGCAAGCACGCTCCCAAAAAGAAGTCGGGGCCGGTGACTTACCTTGGGCCGGAACCGATGACCGAAGATGGGGCCCGGGCGCTGGCCGTTAGACTGCGCCAGTTTTGGGCTGACCAAGGGCACCCCTTCGTTGACATTGAGGTTATCCCGCTAAACAACCGTGTGGCCTGTGTCAATTTCGCTGTGCGCTCGGATCTTGTGAACGGATTACCACGGAGGACTGGATGATGCTTCTGGATTTTTTCTTAATGCTGTTGGTGGGGATCGCCCTCGGGGTCTTGGCCCGCCAAGTGTGGGGGTGGTGGAAAGATGGTTCGTGAACCGCTGCGCGCACGCCGGCACAACGAAACGCTGACGATCCAGAGCGCGGACGGCGCTCATATTCTGGAAGTTTCGATCGGCTTTTATCCTGACGGCCGCCCTGGCGAGGTGTTCATAGTCGGGGGCGAAAAGGAGGGGTCGCTGCTGCGAATGTTGCTCGCCGACGCAGCGGTGCTTATCTCGATCGCGCTTCAACACGGTGCCACGGCCCAAGAAATGGTTGGAACATTGTTGCGCGAGCCTACCGGCGACGCAAAGGATGGAATTACGCGACCGGCCAGCCCGTTGGGGGCCGTGCTGGAAATCTTAGCAAACAAGGAAAAGCCATGAGTGGAAAGAAAGACGACTGGGCCGACGCGATAGTTGACCGCCTTTGGCCTGGCGATGGCGAGGCGAGTAGACCGCTGTTTGCCGAACAACTGCGCGAGGCTCGGGCCCTGGGGCGGTCTGAGACGGAGGCAAGGCTGGCGGGGGTCGACGCTGAAATCCTCGAAAGCGTGTGGAGAAACGCGGTGATAGCGGCCGGTGCTGTCGTTGCTGCTGCTGGCCGCACTGACTTGGCTGACACAGTCCGCGGCCTGTCCCCTGCATCACCGGAGCCGTCCGATGGAACTTAAACCCTGGGTCCAGAAAACTTTGATCGTGCTTGCGGTGTTGGCGGCTTTCGTGGCCGCAGTGTGGCTGGCGCGCCCGTGATTGGCGGGCACGGCTTCACGGTGGTTGCGTGGCTGCTTTTGTCCAACGGCCTGGTCGGTCCGTTTGCGTCGTTTGAGGCGCGCGGTGCGTCCATGGCGGCTCTCTCGAACCCTGCCAAAGCCGCCGAGATTCAGGCTGGCTGTTTGGCTTTGAACGCATACCATGAGTCTAGGGGCCAGCCGGTCGCTGGGCAGTTGTTGACCATGTTGGTGGTAATGAACCGGGTGGTTGACAGCCGTTACCCAGCCACGCCCTGTGAGGTAATCTATGACGGGCCGGTGGTTGAGTCGTGGAAGCGAGACGGCACTATGATCCCCGTCCGAGATATGTGCCAGTTTTCTTGGTGGTGCGACGGCGAATCTGACGCGGTGGTAGACACTGCCGCTTACATTCATCTTTACGAATTGGCAAAAGCTATCCTAGCAGGAGAGGTCTTTGACTTCAGCGAGGGGGCTACGCACTACCATTCCACCGACGTGGTGGACCCAGGGTGGGGATTTCAACCGCTGGGGCAGATCGGCGACCACATTTATTACCGGCGACCATGAAGTGCCTGGCATTTCCGCGCCGTTGGAGGAATACCGGGTCCAGTCGCATGATTTGGGGTGCTCGATATGATTCTGGAATATGTTTCACGGGAAACAATGGAGG